GTGATCATCCTCCTGAGGAACTAAGAGGAATCGACGGTTCGTTCTGAAGGGCACTTTGACCGCGATCAACCGCGAGGAGTTGTTGGTGACTTCGAACGGTGAAAACCCGTGACCGGTGGAAATTGCCCAATTGTAAGGCCCGCCTTGCGCTTCAATATTGGCAATCACTTCCTCGTTGGGCTCCGGCAAATAGCTTGCGCCAGCCGCCGGGGCACCAACCGAATAATAGATTACCGGGCCGCTCCAAGCCCTATAAAGTTTTGCGAAGTAAGAAACAAAGCCACGATTGTTAAACAGTGTGTCCGAAACACGCTCTGACAAGAAACCGGGAATGGGAACAGCTCTTTTGCACAGAGTGAGAACGTCTCTTTGTTCATCTGTGGGAAGAGGATGGACCTGCTTACCAGGGGCTGCAATCTGTTCCATCGGCGCAGCTTGATCCGCTGTGACTGGGACAGGCATGATCCCTTCCACAGACGCTTCCATTTGTTCTTCAACCAACTCAGCAAAATCAAGGAAAGGAAAATGCTGGTGCAGGGTTTCATTGGGTCGTCTGACAACAACTCTGTCAATGTCAAGTTCAGTAGCTTTCTTCCTCACAGCGAGACTGTAACATTGGACCGGAGCATTGTCATCCTGCTCAATCATGAAGTCAGGGGTCTTAAGATAAGCATCTGACAAAATAAGACGTTGATAGTCATAAAAGTCAGGAAGCTCAGGGTAGATGTCGCCGACCACACGAAAGGCCTCATGAACTTGTTTGAGGAAAGCATTGAACCGTTGCTTGCCTGAAAAAGCCAACATGAAAAGAACGCTCCTCAAATTCACGGTAATCGCCGAAATGGGATCCATTGATTTCGTGGTATACAGGAGAGGTTTCTGTAAGGACTTGTCGGAAATCCAAGGGATGTACTCAGTGTGCGACAAAACACTGTCATTCGACTTGGCGAAGCTACAACCCATAAACTGAATATCCTCAAACGGAATGAAGTCAGGGCATGAATTATCCTTATTGGCGGTGGTGATCGCCAATCCGCATTCCTTGAGAACGGCTTGTTTTGCGGGAAACGTCATGAAAGAAGCACGATCTGACATGGTGCTAACATTGTCATCGCCCACCAAGGATAACTCGACGTCTTTGTGATAGTTCCCGAGAATGGCGGGCCTGCCAAGCTTCCTCTCTGTGAGCATGGCCCATGCGGCAATCTCGAAGCTCCAATTGTCCAGCTCGTTCCACACCATCGTGAGAAAACTTCCTGTGCTATTGCCGCCCCCTTTGAAATAAACCCACTTGCCGACGGAGAGAAAACCGAACAGTGAACTGCGAATCATTTTGGCCCTAATAAGATTGTCCCTGTCCTGATCAACCCCGAACGCGGAGTACCACCCATTCACAACAGTGGTCTCAACGGTGACACACCAAAGGCTGCGAGCTTGCTCAAAACCAATGGAGTCAGAGTCTGAGTGCAGATTGCCCATTTTGAGGTGCCTTAACGCCATCTTACACCATTCCACGCTCCATACGTTCATCCCGCATTTCCAAGGCAATTCTTCAGTACTGGAGTACGCAAAGGTCGTGAAAGCTCCGAACATGATCTTCCATATGATGAGAATTTCCCATTGTTCGCAGGCTAACACGCGAGGCATCTTTCCTTTAACAAGAGCTTCAGGCTTCAAAGAAATGGACAAGGTATGCGGTGGAAGTTCAAGCCACTCTTCCACATGAGCCATCGCCCGTTCGAAGGTCTCCCGGGCTTCGTC